CATCGCTCGGGTGACTTGTCCAATCGTGCCTCGGAGTCTGACGAAATGCTTTTTTGTCTTCATCATATTCACGTTGATACTGTCTGAGTGCCTCTAATCCCTCCTCACAGCGTGGATCAAAGTAGCACAGCGGTAAAACCATTCTAACCGCTTGGATGCCATCTTGCACACCGATTTCGGGAACAATTGCAAGTTTGCTCATACCGCCCAAATGTGCCGCTAACTGCTCGACAATGGACTTACCACCGCTTGCAAGGGTCTTGGCTCTGGCATCATGCGGTAGGTGGTGGCGGGTGTATCGGTAACCCTTGGCTATGACCGCACTGGCTATTTCCTCAATGCTAGCGCCTGACACAGCGTAATAGTCCATTACCCTGATCTCGCCCCGCACTACCTGATACCACCAGATTGCGGTGTCGTCTCGGTAACCTAAGTCCCATGCGGTGTAGACCGGTGCTTCTGGCTCAAACGGCAGCTCACATATCCTGCCCTCGTCATCAGCTTGGCGCATCTCTTGACCAAAGAACGCACCTAGCAAGGCGGCATCAAAGCTGCACTCATACTCTTGGTCATACTGATCTTGGCTTAACTGAGACCGAGCAGCTTGCAATTCTGAGTCTGGCAACAACTTGGACACCGAGGCCGGTAGGCGCAGCAGAAACCAATCTGGTACGACTTGGCTTACCTTGTAGATGTCGTGGAACTGGTTTTTGCCCTTTGGCGTACCCCCAAACACAGCCCAGCCGAGGCGGTCACTCAAGCACGGTCTGATGATGTTTCCCCAAACGCTTGGTCTAAAGTCACCGTATTCGTCCATGTAAACACCATTAAAGCCCATACCCCGCATTGCGTCAGCGTTGTCTGCACCAAACAGCATGATCTTTGCGCCGTTCACCAGCTCCACCGCTAAGTCGGCTTCGTTTGTGGTTTTGGTAATTGGGGCTGCATAGTGCTTGAGATAGTCCCATGCCACTCGTTTAGCTTGGCTTCTGAATGGGGCTATATAAGCGTACTGTGCGCCCCTGCCGCTTTCGGTAATGGCTCGTTTGATCAGGTCATTGATTGCCGCTACTGTCTTTCCAGCTCTACGGTGGGCAAGTAAGCATGACCAGCGTTCGGTGCGCTCATGGAATGGCATAAATGCCGCCCGCGGGCTATATGGCAGGATTATTTCCCTGCTGCCCACTTGATCACCAAGTCTTGACCCTCTGCGCCTGTGATTTCTTGCTTAACGGTTTCAGCCCAACGCATCTGGGTCTTTGTCCACCAGATTAAGGCGGTCGTATCGCCCCCTGTGGCTTTACCAAACAGCGTTTTAGCTATTTGCCCGTTGGCTTTGGCCTTGCCCATGTCCAGCTCGGTGCGGTAATACTTGCGGAGGGTCTTATCGTCTATGCCCACCAAGATGCCTATTTGCTCATGCGGCAAGCCTAATCCGCTGGTGCTTTCAACCATCCTGCGGGTTTCATCGGTTGGCTTATGCGCCTTTTGAGGAATTACTGCCATTTTTTATATAGGGGAACTCGTTACGTTAGTTTAACATTTAACCATTGATTACACACTGCTTTAGCCACTTGTTCTGTCATTTTTGGCGGTACTGACATGCCAATCATATATTTACCAATTTTATTATTTTTTGTTTTGTAATCATCAGGAAACGATCCAAGCCTAACATATTCTCTAAATGTTAAATGTCTTGGTTCTTTCCAATGTTTAAACATCGTATGAGTTGCCGTCAATGTTAAGGATGGCGCATTTGAATCAAGTTTTTTTGAATTCCATAATTTGACAGGTTTTCCTGTGCGTTTTACAGCATCTCCATAGTCTTCACCAGGTCGTGTTTTTGGCCACCAGATTAAATCTGTGTTAGCTGTAAATTTAACTTCCTCCCATTCGGCCGCAGTTATTTTTAAATCTTTTGTAGCATCTTCGCAATTAATCCATTGATGTGTAGGCGATAATTTTAATGGCGGCATATCAATATCATTTCGTATGGCACAGAAAAAAACTCTTTCCCGTCTTTGAGGCACGCCACAATCCGCAGAATTTAAAAGAAACAATTGCGGTCGATAACCAATTTCCTTAAATCTGGCCATGATCATTTTTGTATAGCCCTTAGCATTGCCAATCAACATCCCTTTTACGTTTTCAGCAATAGCTACCTTAGGTTTTAATTTTTCAACTAAATCAAGATAATCAAAGAATAGATCAGATAGCACTTGTTTTGCTTGGCCTTCTCTGAAATGTTTGTCTTTACCCCAAGCTTTTTCTCGGCTACCGGCCATGCTAAATGTTGAACAAGGAGGCGAACCATCAAGAATATCTAAATTGTAAAGTTCTTTTGGCAATTCCTTTTCCAATAATTCACCAATTGGACAGAGAAAATAATGTTTTGGATCAATATTTAATTTGTAATGCCAAGCCATCTCAGGATCAATATCATTTGCTGCAATAACTTCACAACCGGCACGTTTATACCCCATACTTGATCCGCCGCCACAAGCAAATGTACTCATGACTTTAATGCCGTTTTTAGGCACATTGGCCAATTCAGATAAAGTCCATGCACAATCAGGTTTTTGCATCAAATTCAAATCCGCATTTTGGACATTTGCAATTCATATCATATTCATCAGGGTCAATTTCTTCGGTATTTGATTTTAATTCTTTAATTTGTTCATCAAATAAATCCGATAATTCAATGGCATCAAATCCCAATAATTCAATATCAAAATTAGCACTTTGTAACGATCCCAATTCAATAGACAATATTTCATTATCCCAGCCAGCATTGAGTGCCAATTTATTGTCGGCAATGATATAGGCTTTCTTTTGAGTTTCGGTCAGGTCTTTAAGCTCTATGGTGGGTACTTCCTTGTAGCCCAGTTTCCTTGCCGCCAATAGCCTGCCGTGGCCTGCAATGATGCTGTTGTCCCCATCCACCAATATTGGATTAGTCCAACCAAATTCCTTAATGCTTGCCGCTATTTGTGCCACTTGCTCATCGCTGTGGGTGCGGCTGTTGTTAATGTATGGAATTAGGCTATCAACCTTTTTTTGGGTAATTTTCATTTTTTTTGCATTAAGGCTTTCGCCATTGCCATCTTTTTGTCGGCAGCGGCATAATCCTGTGCAACCTTAACAGGAATGTCGGCTTTCTTTGCAAACTCTGGGTTATGCGCCGCGGCTTGCATGAATCGGGCTTGTTTAGCAGAATGACTAGGCATCGACCACCTCTTTCATCTTGATCAAGCCATTCATCATACGGCTTTTGGTGTTAAACCACTGCTTGCTGAAATCACAATCCTGATAATGCTCAAACTCAGGAATGCCCAGCGTGTAATGGGCAATTCTGGCAAATTTGTTTTCTTGCTCACCCACCAAAACATTCCATTCTTTCGGTAAGTCACCGATAAGTGAATCGGGCAGCCAACCGAATCGGTGTAGGTCTGAACCGCTGTGATCGTCCACAAACTCAGGTGTCAGCACCTTGTTTCTTGGGTGTTCGCAATTCCACAGAATCAAACTTGACCAATTCTTTCTAGGGTAATCCCTGTTTGCCGCTTCCATCGGTGTACCGATATATTTCCTTGGGTGCTTGGTCTGGTATTCGTGCTTGACCACTTGGACCGCCTTGGTTGGGTCAAACAGCTTGTTAAGGTCATCAATATTGGACAACATCAGCATATCGCTGGCATCCAAAAATATCGCCCTGCCGGTGAACTTGGTGAAGTAGGGTACAAGAAACCGCTGATAGATAAATGCGTTTGTGCCGTCCCGCTGCTTACCGAAAAACGGCGTAATGGCGACCGGCTCGCTGGTGCGCTCAATCAGGCTCTGGCAAAACACATGGTAGCCAACAGCCTCCCGAGGGTCATAGCCAGCGAATATCCTAATCATTTGAGGGTCAACTTGTACAGGGTTGTGTCAATCAGCGCCGCTATCTCATCCACGATATTCTGGAGCTGGGTATCGTCTGGCAATGCCTCACGGTTTTTGTAAACGTAATCCTTGATGCTGGTCAGGTACTTAACAGGGTCTTTGGCATTGTGAAAGTTTTCAGGGAAATCCTTGATCTTTTCGTAGCACCCTGCGTAAGCCTCGGCAAACTGGTCAGCCAGGTCAACAATTTCAACGTAGTAAGCCCCCAGCGCCATGTGAACTGAAAATGAGTCAGTGGCTAAGTGCATAAAATGCGTCACGGTGCTGCTGTGAAACATTGTGGAAATAAAGTCGGCAACGTCTTTTTTCATAGCAATCCTA